TTTTCTATGGGCTTGTCCAATTTGTCAGAGAAATCAATATCATTTGGTATTTCACGTTTCATAAACGTATCAAAATCATTCTGTTTACTTTTAAGAGTGTCTGTGAATTGCTCTTGTCTAATATTCATTATTTCTGAGGACGTTATTGGAATAGGCTTTGATGTTTGCGAAGAATTATATATTGTATTTGACGCCTCGGTAATTTTCAATATTAGACTTTTATTTTTATTCATGAGCGTTTCATTTGGTTCGGCCGAATTAATTTCGGTTACAATCTCATCAAACATGGCTTTTATATTTGGTTTTTGGTCGTTTGTTAATTTATTAAACGTTCCATTTTCAACCAACATATTCCAAATCATACCTTTGTTTGAATTTTCTGCAAACCCAGCCATAATATTAGTATAATTATATTCTTAAATTACTATTGGTATTTCTTTACAATAATGAAATCTAATCGTCATGGTCGTTATTATCATTGTATAGTTCGGGATTACTAAAGAATTTATATCTTAATGCCTCCATATCATCATCGCTTATTCTCTTAGTAAGAAAATGTTCGGGGTCTTTATTACCTGATAACAATTCGCTAATACAATAAAGGCAATATATACCACATTCGGTATTCTCGCGTTGATGGTCTTTAGTATTGACGTGTTTTTTAAATTTTATACCCATATTTTTTCCTTGGGATATTATTCGCTCTATTAATGCTGATGTTTCTTTGCCTGGTCCGTCTCCAGTGCTATTGAAAAATAATATATATTTATCTTTAATGTCAACAAACATTGACAACCAATGCGAGCCTCCCTTATAATGTGGATCAAGATTGAAGATGAACCCTATTTTCTTTTTATCTTTACGTATCATATTTTCTAATTTGAAATTACATATTTCGGGCCACACACACTGGTTTCCGTCTTTGCTGTCAAAATCTATAGGGGATGGACCTATAAATTCAAAATCATCATATTTATTTTCATATTGTTTCATTACTCTGGTAATATCTGTGCTATTAAGCCATTCGTTTGGATTTTCAATCCATTTATTGGGTGCTTTTGGGGCAAATGTATATGTAGTAAGGTCTGATGATAGATTATTTTCCATAAATTTTTGTTTTAACCAACATTGTTCATTGTTACATACATCGGACATTTTGTCTTTTAAAACATTCCATATTTCGCGCTCATCATTTGATAGTATTTTATCATCGGGGTGTCTATTATTCCATTGGACCTTCATCTTAATTAGTGACTTGCCGTCGTAGCACGTATAATCTTTATTACTAGATGGACTACAGGTAACACGTTTGAATTTCTCAGTCCTCTTTTTATCAGTAACACCACTTACAGGACTTTTAACCCTGCGACGCGTTGATTTATTGTTATTAATACTTCTTCTTGTCATATTAAATTAATCACATATTTTATCTTTCTTTTTTTTTTTAATTCCCTTGGTTTTTAATTTATTTTGCTTCAAGTTAACATTTCGTTGTGTTGGTATAAACTTGTTCTCGGTTTTTGTGGTAATTTTTACAAACCCATCTAAGGTTTTATTAGTTGGTTTATTTTGTCGCATTACACTTGTATTTGTATGACTTATATCAAAATTACTAGATATTTGTGAATTAGGGCTTTCCGTGTTTATCGGATAATCCGCTTGAAGAATATCGCGCAGATCTATTATTTTACAATGATTAATTGCTAAAGAAATAAAACTATCATATGCTTTATTAATATTATCGTCGTATTTACTTCCAGAATATATTTCTTTTCCCATAGCTAGCACTCGTTTTCTATAAAATTTCTTATCTTCAGCATTAATTTCGGGGACCTCATTATCTTTATTTGTTTGATAGGAAGGGTTTGAAAAATATTTGAGAATATCTCTATTTACAATATCATTGTTTAATGTATTAGCATTTACTCTATTATTGTTATCCGTATTCATTAAATAATTACATTTAAAAAAATATGATTATTTAAACATCTTTCATTTGCTGTCTTGTATTATTCGCAAATAAATTGGTCCCCACGTTAAAAGTATTTGGATTAAATGTCCCTAAATCGGGTTTACTAAATAAGTCAGTAAAGGGCTGCGATTCGTTACGACCCACGACATTTACTTCGTATAGGTCGCTATTAGAAGATGGTACATATACCGACTTTTCACAATTCTGAATAGCGAAATACTGGTTTCTTAATGTGGATTCGTCATTGATGTTTGATGAAAATCCGCTCCACGGGCCTCTTGCCGAACCAGGGTTAAATGTTTCGCGCGTATTGTAATGAGTAGACTTATTTAACTTGACTGTAGGTTCCGTTCTAATATCCATAATAGGCATTACCGAATATTTTGTGGAAACGGGGCGCGTATTAATACATTGTTGAATTTCGCCGGATGGAATATTTCTATTGAATATGCGAGTATTTAAATCTTCTACACGTTCTATTTGATTAATAACAATAGGATATTTTTGCATAATATAATATCATTAGAGATTTATTTATACATATAAAAAGAAGACACTATACTAAATAAATGTGCGGGATAATTGCGCTTTTGAATAATAAGAAAACCTTTAAAAAAGATTTAATTAAAAGTGCATTTGATAAGTTAAATTCGCGAGGCCCCGAAGATTCTAAAGAAATATATCACTGCGATAAGTTATATCTAGGGTTCAAACGGCTTGCTATTAATGGAGTGAATGAAAGATCAAACCAACCTATAGATATTAATGGCGTTACACTTATATGCGCGGGCGAAATTTATAATTATAATGTTTTATATTCGCAATTACACAATGATTATAATATTGTTTCGCAGACGAATTCCGATTGTGAAATAATCATTCATTTATATATTTTATTTGGTATCCATCAAACGTTACGCCTAATAGACGGTGTATTTTCATTTGTGCTATATGATTATCGTAGTATGGTAGATGATCCTAAAGTATTTGTTGCGAGGGATCCATTTGGCGTAAGACCCCTTTTTGTATTTGAGCGAGATAGTATGAACGATAATTTCGTTAATGCTATTAATAATAAGAATAGGAATATTACACATGAAAATATTATAGGTTTTGCGTCTGAAATGAAAGCTTTACATCCGTTTTTATGTGACGGAACAACTTTGGCGTGGAACAATTCGTATAATGAACTACATAATCTGTCCAAAACTAATTACTCGGTTGTGAGACCATATAGCATTAAACAATTCTCTCCGGGCACATATTCTGAATATTCAATAGAATGTAAGGTTAATGCCGAATGGAAACCAATTTTAGAAAACAAGCGTTATATATCATCAAACTTCCCAGCAACAATGATTAATTATAATTATCACAATGATTTGTTGAATATATTTAACAATATTGTTTTTCATATAGAACAGTCGGTAGTTAAGCGCGTTGTAGATACCAGTGAGCGCCCAATTGTGTGTTTGCTATCGGGAGGACTAGATAGTAGTATAATTGCGGCATTTGTTCAGAAACACTACAAGGGCGTGTTGAGAACATTCAGTATTGGAATGAAAGGATCCGATGATTTGATTCGGGCAAAACAAGTTGCCGAACACCTAAACACAGCGCATACGGAAATTATAATGACTAGCGAAGAGTTTTTTGATGCTATTCCAGAAGTTATAGAAAATATTGAGAGTTATGACACCGCCACTGTAAGAGCAAGTGTCGGTAATTATTTGATTGGAAAATACATAGCAAGCGATACAGATGCAAAGGTCGTCTTTAATGGGGACGGGTGTGATGAAGTAACTGGCGGATATATGTATTTCATGAAATCGCCATCTTCTATTGAATTTGACGGAGAGTGTCGAAATCTATTAGAAAATATACACATGTTTGATATTCTGCGTTCGGATAGATGTATATCTAGACACGGATTAGAACCCAGAACGCCATTCCTAGATAGAACATTTGTTAATTATTATCTTAGTTTACCAATTAATCTTCGCAATCCACTAACGTCTAATATATCAAATGTTCAGAATAGTGTATGTGAAAAACAATTGCTGAGAGAAGCCATTAGACATGTCTATCCGGAT